GCAGATGGAGGAGAAGGCTGAAGGTATAACATCTTTTCTTGATGAAGGCAAGGAGGGCGTAAAGCAGGATTTCCGCACAGGCATTCGCGAGGATCACGAACAATTGCCTGATGAGATACGCGCTCTTTATGTCGAGAACAAATCCCTCATGCAGCGCATGAGGGATCTGCACGCTCAGCTGCGTATCATCCAGCAGGGCAGGCCCGGCTATGTCTGCAAGGACAGTGATAAATACCCATTCCTGAAGGAGCTCCTGGAACTCGACAGGAAGTATCGCGATAACTGGGCTCGCAATGACAACTACGATGTCAAGACGGCAGAGTCGATTGAGCGTCTGGATGCTCGGCAGGAGAACCGTAAGGCTCTCGCCTTTATTAATTTCAACAAGGGGAAATACAGGTCACAGCCCAACGAAGAGCTGCGCGGTCAACTCGCTGCAGCATACGCTAAGGTCACATCGCCGACGGCGAAGCTGACCAGCGAGCTCATTGAGTTGGGGATCATCCAGGGAAGGACTGATGAAGAGGGGCGTTGACATAGCTGAGTATCTCCAGCCTCTCGCCCAGAATGGCACTCAGGCTTATCTCACCAATGAACTGCAGGTGGCTGATGTGCTGGAATGGGTACTTGATCAGCTCGGTCCGTCAAGGGTCTGGCAGACCTCATTCTCCATTTCGGAGGAGTTCGTCCGTCGCCTGTATTTCATCCAGAAGGGGGCGGCCGTGGTCGAATATACGCTGATTCTCGACCACAAGGCGACGAACAAGACCATCAAGCTCTGGCCGTTCATCTGTCAGGTGGTCTCAAAGACCTATCTGGCGGATAACCATAGCAAGCTGTTGCTGGTGTGCAGCGAGAAGGGTGAGGTGGTAACGGTCGTCACAAGTCAGAACCTCACGCGCGGTAATCGATCGGAATGTGCATTCCTATCGACGGATCTGAATATCTACAGAAAGCTTAAAGGACAGGTCGATGACCTGATCAGAAATCATTCAATACCTCTCAATGAATTATACGGACAAAGAATTGGAACAGATAGAGACGATGGCATCGCTGTATCTGACAATAACTGACATCGCACTGATCCTCGGGCATCGGCCCGAAGAAATGAGGCGCGACATCAATGCCAATGGTCACCCGGCGAACATCGCTTACATGAGAGGCAAGGTGACACGTAAGGTTGAGCTGCGCAAGCAGGAAATACAGCTTGCACAAGTAGGCTCGCCTCTCGCTCTGGACAATGCTCGCCAAGCCCTCATAGAGATGGAAGATGACGAATAACTCCTAACTCCTAACTAAGACCATGCCACCGCCTAAGATCATAGATGTGTGCCGTTCGGACCTGTTTACTCCGCAAGCAGATCTGGAAGAGCGCTTTGATGCTAAAACGGTCAATGCGCTGTTGAGGATCCGTGACGAATACCAGTGGCAGAGCTCAAGTCGTGAGTGGCATCGATGGAAGGCGAACCAGATGCTGCTTGAAACCTACCAGCAGGCTAAGCGTCGCCACGACACAAAAACAATGGAGAGAGCAGCGGCTTCCTATGCGAAGTACAACCGTGTGGACTTGGAGGATGAGCAGACGATTCCCTACGAACAGATAGTGGTACAGCCCTTCACGGCGACTTCAGACCCGTCAGTTCTTGGCATCAAACCTATCGAGAATCTTGATGAAAAGGTCAAAGAACTGACAGAGAAATACCGTCGTGAGTCGATGGATATAGAGGATGTGGAATACGAGGAGGCTGACTTGGAAGAGGATAGCCTTTTCGGTAAGAATGACAATGAAGCAGACGAATCCAACATACTTTAACAAGCCTCAGAGGCTCGCACAGCTCATCGGGGCGCACACAACGGTCATCGTCGCCGGGCGCCGAACTGGAAAGACAGACTCTATCGCTGCGCCATTCATGCTTCGCAACATGCAGCGCATGGCCGGCAGCACTGGCGGCATCGTCGTGCCGACCTTCCGCCATGGGCTGACAAACACCATTCCTGGGCTGCTCGCCGCCTGGAAACGATGGGGCTATGTGGAGGGACTGCATTTTGTCGTCGGTAAAAAGCCGCCTAAAGGCTTCGCCGAGCCCATCATCAAGCCTCAAAACTTCGAGCACGTGATCAGCTTCTACAATGGCAGTGTCGCCATCATCCTCTCGCAGGACAGACCCGGTGCCGCCAATTCATTGACGCTCTCCTGGGTCTTGGTCGATGAGGCGAAATTCGTGGACTATGCGAAGCTGAAGGATGAAGTGCTGCCTGCCAACGGCGGCATCAACTCCATGTTGGTCCTCAGCGATATGCCGCAGACGCAAAAAGGCTCCTGGTTCCTGCACTACCGCGAGAAGATGGACCCTGAGGTTATCGAAGCGATTAAGGGCCTCATCTTCCAGATCTGGAAAACGAAGCAGCGCATCAGGGCTCTCAAAGAGGCTGGAAACCCTGTGCCTGGTTATCTCCAGAATTACTTGCGCCAGAAGGACCGCGATCTGAACAGGCTGCGGTCGGTGGCTGTGTTCTACAAGGAATACTCCTCGATAGAGAACCTGCAGCTTATCGGCGAGAACTATATCAAGCAGATGAAGCGAGACCTCACGCCTCTGACGTTTCAGACTTCCATCCTCTGCCAGCGTATCGGCATCGCCAAGGATGGCTTCTACAACTCGATGCGTGAGAGCCATAAGTACAATGCGAGTGACTTTGAGTACCTGGACTCGTTGGGCTGGCATCCTGACCCTTCGGCACTGGATAGTCGAGCTGATGAAGACGTTGATCCGGACTCGCCCATCTGTATCGGGATGGACTATAACGCCAATATCAACTGGATTGTCGCTGGTCAACCCAGAGGTGATAAACTTCTTGTCCTGAAGTCATTCTTTACCAAGTTCGAGCGAAAGATTCCTGCAGTAGTGATGGACTTCTGCAATTACTATAGCTTTCACAGGAAAAAGACTGTTGTGTTCTACTATGACGCGACCGCGCTGGGGAGCAACGCCGTCAACGAGGAAGATTACTGCTGGAATGTCGTCAATGAATTCAATAAAAATGGATGGGAGGTTATCGCTGTGTATGTCGGACAGCCGATGCGCCACGATCTGAAATACCTGCTGATTAATAACGGCTTCGCCGGTAAACAACGGCTGATGCCGATGTTCAACCGGCAGAACAATGATGACCTGATTCTGGCCATCCAGTCGGCAGGCGTCGAACGCGGCCGCAATGGCTTCAGGAAAAACAAGTCGGGCGAGAAACTCGCTGAGAACGAGGAAAACCTGCTGGAACATCGCACTGACGGCACGGATGCCTTCGACACGCTTTACATCGGCTGTGAGAAGTTTCCGCAGGATTTCGGTGCTTCGATCATAACACTTACAGGTATAGGATAGTAATTTTTTCTCATAATTCATGAAGAGGTGCTGACCGTTCGTGATGAACCGTCAGCACCATTTTTTTTGTCTGCTCACCTCATGAATGAGACGAGCAAAAAAGTAGTGTGGGGTGTCTTTTTCG